AGTGGACTGTTGTATTCGATGGGAGCTGTTTAGCTGAAATAGAATTAGAACTACTTGGATGGCTAACTAATGTAGGTGCGAGCTATAGAATATTTTATAGTAAAAAGGGTTCATACCTATACCCTGAGATGAATAAGGTTATAAGCTCAAATAAGGGCTTGTGGACCATTCTTATTGACGATGACAATATAGTTCATCCAGATTATTTTAGTTCGTTAGAGGGCTTAATACAGGGCAACACGACCTCAAATATATTCGTCTACAATCAGGTGTTAGAGGATGACTCTATTAGACTGTGCTCACCAGAGAATACAGTAGTTAGTAAAATAGACTTAGCTCAGTTTACTTTCCATACAGAGGTAATGAATCTTACTTCATTTAAAGCAGGTTACTGTGGTGATGGTGAGTTTATAGAGGAGCTATACAAGAGTGTCCCTGAAGACTTTACGTTTATAGACAAGGAGCTATGCTACTATAACTACCTTGATAGACCAGATCAAGTAGTAAAAAAAAACTCTAGTTCATCCCCCTCAGTCCCAAAGGTTCTTTGTAAGGGAGGTAGGCATTTAAGTGAGCTACATTCTGCATCTCATCTAGGTTACGAGGATACATCCTTGAGGTTGGTAGACTCACTACAGGATGACCCAGACTCTATTGTAACAATAGGAAGGAAGGGTATTTATTACGATTTTTTATGCTCAAAGCCAGCAGAATTAAGAAAGAGGTGGATACACTTAGACAAGGGCGACAAGAACTTAGGAGAGATAGCTTATAATGTAGCTATGAATTCTATATTAGATGTACACAGGCCAACCATATCCTACTTTACATCTGCATACAAGACAAAGGATAAGCTATGGATTGCATACAATTCACTCTATAGTCAAACGTCACATGACTGGGAATGGGTTATAGTAAACGACTCTCCTAACTGTGCAGTAACAAGAAACATTCTTAACGAGATATCTGCATTAGACTACAGGGTTAAGGTCCACGAGTTTAAGAAGAAGTCTGGTGGTGTTATAGGTGAGGCTAAGTACAGGGCAGCATCGTTATGCTCTGGTGAGATACTGGCCGAGCTTGACCACGATGATGAGCTAAATGCAAACTGTACAGACTACTTAATACAGGCATCAACTGCTCACCCAGAGGTAGGATTCTTTTACACTGACTGCATAGAGACAGATGAGTACGGTAACTCAATGACCTATGAGGATGGTTTCTCATTTAGTTACGGTAAGTATGAAACTCAGTTACATAAAGGCAGAGAGGTAAGTGTAGCCATTGCATCTCCTATTAACCCTAAAACTATACGTCACATTGTAGGGGTTCCTAACCACATCAGGGCTTGGAGGCGATCATTTTATCACAGTATAGGAGGTCACAACAGAAGGCTTGCCATAGCAGATGACTACGAGTTGGTTGTACGCTCATTTTTAAATACAGAATTTTGTCATATTAAAGCATTAGGTTATGATCAAAAAATATACAATAATCAATCTGGTCAGAACACTCACAATGCTACCAGGGGAGACATTCAACGTAGGGTTCGCACTATTATGTACTTCTATAACGAACTAATAGCAAACAGGTTCAAAGAGATAGGATACAACGACTGGGCATACGAGTCTAATAAAAATAATCCATTGGCAGTAGAAAGTTTATTCGATGGATATAATTACTCAAAAGAGTTTACTCCTGTAAAATAGTTTCTATTATTTTTATATTTTTGTAGCATAAACTATAATTATGTTATGAGCTCTGAAATACTGTTACAAGCTATTATATTGGTAATATCCAATGCGGCAACAGCATGGTTTACTAATTCAGCAACAAAGAAGAAGCACTCAGCAGAGGCAGCAAGTTATATTTCAGACGCATACAAATCACTAGTGGAAGACTTACAGGATCAAATAACTATAATGAAGAGCGAGATAGACGATCTTAAGTCTAAATTGACGGCTATGGCAGCCAGAGAAGCTGATTTATCTTTAAAGGTCAAGAAACTGGAGACCGAAAACTTAGTTCTAAAGCGAGATAAATCGAATTAAATTTGTTTTTATAACAAATGCTCCATATCTTAGCTTCTAAATAAACACATATATAATATTATGAAACAGTGGCTATATTGGATTGGAAGTGCTTTATTAATCTCTTTTATAATCATTTATATTTCTTCCCTATCAAAAGAAAACGTATCTAATAAGACAGAGTTAGAGCTATTCTATGACCTACAAGACACCATCAGATACTACAAGAATAAGGATGGTTCCACTACAGCTCAAATAAAGCTCTTAGAGGCAGACAAGAAGTCTTTAGCTAAGGTGTTAGCACTTAAGAACAAAAGTCTCTCAGATCTTCTTAAAAGTGGCTCTACGACAGCGGCAGTATTTAACCCCCTTACAGTGTACGACACAGTAACCAATGTGAGGTTAGACACAGTTAATTCCAAGCCAAGCTTCAAGGACCAAACAAAAGACGAGTGGATTGAGCTCAACATCGAACTAAAGAATGATAGTTTGTACAAATCTATAGTCCTACGTGACTCACTTAGTGTATCATTTAAAAAGGTATCACAGGGTTTCCTTAAGAGAAAGAAGTCTGTCGTTGAAGTGAAGAATTATAATCCTTATGTAAAAATAAATAACCTTCAATCGTTTGACGTTAAAGAGAAGCGAGTGAATCTATTGTTCCCTGGTATTGTTATTGGGGCAGTAGGTACATTGATTCTTTTAAAGTAGTATGGCCAAGGTAATAAGAAAGAGTAGGAGAGTTCTCAAAAAGAAAACCTTTAGGTCTGGTTTAGAGGATATCACGGCTCTACATATCAAGAGTAGGGGAGCTAAGGTCCTATACGAAACATCTAAAATAAAGTACACTATCCCCCAAAGCGATCACGTCTATACCCCAGACTTCATACTACCCAATGGTATCATCGTAGAGACCAAGGGTAGGTTTATGATTGAAGACAGAAAGAAGCACTTGTTAATACGTGCTCAACACCCAGATAAAGATATACGATTTGTGTTTACAAGGTCAGCTACTAAGCTATACAAGGGGGCTAAGACTACGTATTCCGACTGGTGCATTAAGCATAACTTTAAGTTTGCAGATAAAAAAATACCTGATTCTTGGTTCAATGAGTAACAGAAGAAAGAAACTTCCTAAGTATAGGGTCCCTGATGATGAGGATTTAAGTATGTTAATATATCTAAATGCTAATGGAGACCTTATGCATATGTTATTTAATCTGCCTATATCTGGAGTATTTGAGTGGGAAAACAATGATGGCCCTCAACAAGATTTTTTTGTAGAGTTTAGATTTGAGGATGGTGACGATGATGATAATGATGAATACGATGATGAATACTTTTAATAACTAAATAAAAAGATTATGCAAGAATTTAATACTGAAAAAGCTTTAGCGTATTATTCGCAAGAGCAAAACATTACTGATGCTTGTAGAAGGCATTGTTTTGAATTAGGTATAGAGTACTCTGAAAAGTATAGAAACAGACTTAGTAGGCTAATAAGGAGTGGAAGAGTTGACTTAGACATTGAGAATGAAACTGTTACAGGAAGCAATAACTACTCTAACGATAAAGAAAAGATTCATAATGGTTTTAATGCAATAGGTGATGATGGTCAGTTAATGAATATTGAATCTTATTGTAAGCACTACGGATTAGATGTAAGTAAGATTAGAAGTTATAAGTTAATAAGCCATTCTGGCATACCTTTTTACAATATAGTTTTCTATACGCCAGATGAGGAAATTATATTTGACATTGATAAGAACCTAGATGAAATAATTCAAAAGTATATAAATCCTATTGTTTCTTCTGTTAGTAAAAATGATACTACATCTAATGATGATTGGTTTGATAGGTTAGTTTATACTGACGTTCATATAAACATGAATGTAAATGGAAAGGATGGAGATGCTTTGTATGATGGAAAGTGGGATGAACAAGATGTTTTAAGTCGCTTAGATTTAATGATACAACACGTGAAGACTTATCATAAATCAAAAACCTTGGTTATATCTGATCTTGGTGATTACCTAGATGGTTTAGGTGCACAAACAACTAGAAAGGGTCATGAACTACCACAGAATACAAATGATAAGGAAGCTTTTGAATTAGCCTTGAAGTTTAAAATAAAGTTAGTAGATAGCTTAGTTGATGACTATGATGAAATAATTTGCAATGATATTACAAATGATAATCACTCTGGTTTGTTTTCTTACTTCGTATCGTCTGCTGTAAGTAAAATATTAACAGAAAGGTATAATGGTAAGGTAAAAATAAATACACTTAAAAAATTTATTAATCATTTTACAATTGGGAAACATACATTTGTAGAGATGCACGGTAAGGATATAGGTGAGATGAAGTTTGGTTTTAAGCCTAAATTAGATGCTATACAAGCCGATAAGTTAGATCACTACTGTAAACAATATAATCTATACAACGGTAACTTTATAGAAGTATCTAAGGGCGATAGTCATCAGGCCATATATGATGATGCGACAAGCAATGATTTTAGTTATTACAACTACCCTGCATTTTCTCCACCAAGTAATTGGGTAAAGACAAACTTCGGTAACTCGAGATCTGGCTTCAACTTCTTTAATATCAAGAAGGATGATAATATAAAAATATCAATACCGTATTGGTTTTAAATAAAATATCGTTACTTAGAATCATTCTAAATTGTAAATAAATTTCGTAGTGTCAACTACATTACATACATTTACCGATGTAAATTTTTCATGTACTTAGTTTGTAATGGGCGAGTGGGTTTAGTAGTGTTTACCTCTCGCCCTTATTTTCTAATCTAACCCCAACAAATCTTTATGAAAGACCCACATTTAAAAATCAGAGAGTATTACAGCCAACTTATTAAAAAGCCTCAAATAGATAACCAACAAGAATTAGAAAGTAGATGGTATGAAGCAAAAGAACATTTGATTTTTAAAACAGATGGTAATAAAAGAGTATTTGAGTCTGGTAGTCAGAGAGACAACGACACCAACAAGTCATTACCTAACCACCTTGATGCATATGTACGTATGAGGTATGGTTACCTACTTAGGCATGGAGCTAATCACTACGATAAGGGTAACTGGAGAAAGGGCCAACCTACCGAGGCTGCATTAGAGAGTCTTCATAGGCACTTAGCTAAGTTTGAGATTAACTACTACAATGGTGTTGAGCAGGACGAGGATCACTTGTCTGCTATTATCTTTGGTGTACAGCTCATCATGAAGAACGAAGAGAAAGAGGGTATTAATGTAGATCATTACTATAAGCCTATTTAACGTAACGCAAATATGAGAAGTGGGGAATGTTACA